TTGGTGGTGGGTTGGATTATACTGTTAAAGTTAAAATATTTTAAATTTAAAATGTGGTTATATCAAAATAAGGAAATTCAATCACTTGAAGATCTAGAAGAAAATATATTTGGTTTCATTTATATTACAACCCATATCCCAACTGGTAAAAAATATTTAGGTAAAAAATCAATTTACCATAATGTAAAGAAAAAACTCACCAAAAAAGAACTTGCAGAACAACCCATAACCAGAGGTAGAAAATCTACAACTATAACCATCCAAAAAGAATCCGATTGGAAAACCTATTATGGCTCAGAGGAATTCATCAAACAAAAAATCAAAGACAAAAAACAAGAAGAATTTACCCGCGAAATAATCCATACAGTGAGTAATAAAAAATTACTTACATATTTTGAATGTAAATATCAATTCCAATTAGGTGTTTTAGAATCACAAGATTGGTTAAATACAAATATTTTAGGTAAGTTTTTTTCAAAAGACTTTGATATTTAAAATAGGTTTCATATACTAATATCATGGTAAATGAGCTATTAGTTAATTTGGTAAATTCTGTACTTGGCTCTGGAAAACGAACAGCTAGAGGAAACCAAGCATATACTTGCCCATTTTGTCATCACCACAAACCAAAACTAGAAGTTAATTTTACAGAAAATAGTCAAGGAAATAATCCTTGGGCATGTTGGACTTGTGGTAAAAAAGGTAAAACAATTAAAAGTTTATTTAAGCAAGTTCAAGTTGATGCTTCATACTTTCAAGAACTGGGCAAACTAGTTAAAAATGTTTCCATAGATGATATAGGAGAAGTAAAACATATATCTTTAGAACTCCCAAAAGAATTTCAAACATTTATAGACAATAAAGATATTATAGCAAGACACGCTCTAACTTACCTTAAAAAAAGAAATATCTCCAAACAAGACATATTAAAATATAATATTGGCTACTGTAATTCAGGACCATTTATTAATATGATAATTATACCTTCATATGATAGTACCGGTAAATTAAATTATTTTACCGCGAGATCATTTGAAAAAGACCCATACACCAAGTACCGCAACCCTGAAACGTCTCGCGATATAATACCGTTTGAATTGTTTGTTAATTGGGATTTACCAATTATATTATGTGAGGGTCCGTTTGATGCTATGGCAATAAAACGAAATGCTATTCCATTATTTGGTAAAAATATACAACCAACATTAATGAAAAAATTGGTTGAATCTAAAGTTCAAAAAATATATATTGCTTTAGATAACGATGCTATAAAACAAGCCCTTGGCTTTTGTGAACAACTTTTAGATATTGGGAAGGAAGTATATCTTGTAGAGTTATCTGGAAAAGATCCAAGTGATTTAGGTTTTGAAAACTTTACTAGATTAGTACAAACAGTTTCTCCTTTAACACAATATAAACTAATGGAGAAAAAATTATCTATAATATGATTATCAAAAAACAATATCAACGTATCCTCCAAGTTTCGGATGATGCTAAACAAATTACTCTTCCTGATTCACGTTATTATTTACGTAATGGGGAATATTATCCTTCTATAACATATATTCTACAATATTATCCTAAAGGAAAACATTTTGAAGATTGGTTAAAACAAGTAGGCAATAATGCAGATCATATTGCTAAAAAAGCAGCAGAAGAAGGTACTCAAGTGCATGGAATGTGTGAAGATTATTTAAATGGTAAAGAATTAAATTTCTTATCTACATCCGGAGACCCCCAATATGATATTAATATCTGGCAAATGTTTTTAAGATTTGTTGAATTTTGGGAACTACTCAATCCTACCCTCATTGAAACTGAAGTCCACTTATTTTCAGATGAATTAAAAGTAGCAGGCACTTGTGATTTAATAGTTGAAATTGATGATGAATTATGGGTATTAGATATTAAAACCTCTAATAGCCTACATACAGCATATGATTTTCAAACAGCAGTTTACGGAAAATGTTATGAAGAATGCTTTGGTAAACCTATAGCTAGACGTGGTATCTTATGGTTAAAATCATCTAAACGAGGACCTAAAAAAGATAAAATGCAAGGTAAAGGATGGGAAGTAGTTGAATCTACTCGCACTTACGAAGAAGATTTAAATTTATTTAAAACAGTAAAAACTATATTTGATTTGGAAAATCCCAATCATGCTCCATCATTTACTGAATTTAAAACCACAATTAAAAGAGAGTTATAATATGTATAAACATGATAACATTAACTAATTTACTTAATGAAGTATATGCTGAACCTAGCAAATTCAATTATCCTCCTTTAATTAAATCTCTCATAGAATATATGTTAAATAAAGGAATGAATATTCGTCCTTTACCTAAAGTTAAATTCATAGAGGACGATAATGAAAATGCTAAAAATTTTTTCGGTAAAACAGCATATTACAATCCAAATAGTCAAGTTATAGTACTTTATACAATGGATCGTCATCCAAAAGATATAATGCGTTCATTCGCACATGAAATGATTCATCATGAACAAAATTGTAATGGTAAATTAGGTAATATTACAACTCAAAATACAAACGAGGGAGGTGATTTACCTGAATTAGAAAGAGAAGCCTATGAAAAAGGTAATATGATGTTTAGAGAATGGACCGATCAAATAACAAACAAATAAACATGTCAGATAACGTTTTAAAAAAACAATTCCAAAAGAAAGACGTTGAACGTCTTCGTAACCTAGTTAAAGGTAAATACGGTGACAGATCAACTGTAGGAATTGGTTATACTGGAGAACAAGAAGAAGAACATAAAGAAGGTGATATTTGGGAATCTAAAGGTAAAACTTGGACTATCCGTGATGGAATTAAAGAAAATGTTACTAAATTAGATAAATTTAAATCCCTAGCAATCCCATTATTTTGCCCAGACTGTAAACAAGTAATGGAAAAACAATTAGATCCATATTATTTTAAATCATATGGCCATTGTTTAGATTGTCGAACTGTATTTGAAACTAAGTTAAAAGTTGAAGGTAAATGGGAAGACTATTGTAAAGAAACATATAATAGAGAAATTGACCATTACATAGAAGAATATAAAGGTTTTATCCAAGATAAACTATCTGAAAGTAATGAAGGGTTTGTAACCGAAGCAGGTGATGTTCAAAAATGGGTTGGTGGAATAGATAAAAAACGAGCAGAAGAATCGTTAAGTGAAGTAATTGAATATTTAAACTCTCTAAAAAAATGAAATGGAAAATTTAACTATGATCACAACTATTGCAGTAGCATTAATAACTGCGGTACTCGGACCTATTGTAGTAAATTGGTTTAAACTCAAAATGGAAAAAAGAACCAAACCAATGTTAATGACCGAAGCTCTTGAAGCTAGTGCTTTAATTGACCATCAGTTAGATGACATAATGCAAGAATTAAATTGTGATAGAGTTTGGATAGCTCAATTCCATAATGGAGGCCATTTCTATCCAACAGGAAAATCAATCCAAAAATTTTCCATGTTCTATGAAAAATATAACCCAGTACTCCCCCCATTACAAACTACATTCCAAAACATTCCAGTATCTTTATTTGGTAGAGCATTATCTCAAGTGCATCAAAATGGAGAACTTGAAATTTTAAATGTAGAAATTGAAGAAAATACTTTTGGGGTTGATGTATTAACATCCCAATTTAAAACAAAATCTCTATGTATGGTTGGATTATATGATTTAAATAATCATTTAATAGGTGTAATGGGGATTTCATTTATTGATGAACATAATATTGTAACTCCTGAATGGATTTTTATAAGACAAAAAGTAGGAGTGATAGGAACATTACTTTCCGAATATTTATACCCAAATAACAAATAAAAATGGATAATTTTGATTTAAAAAAATTCTTGAAAGAAAGTAAAGCTATTGAGAATTTAAACCCAATATTAAAAAAAGAAAATTTAAATGAAGGAGGTCTTCGTGGAAAAATTCGTGAAATGATCTTAGCTGAATTAGAACTAGATATTAATAACCCTGGTCAAACAGACGCTGAAGAAGCAAGTGCTTATGATCCATTATATGAAGATGAAGATCTAGACGAAGCAAAAAAGAAAAAAGATGAAGAAGTAGAAGATGTTGAAACAACTGATACTGAAACAACTGATACAACTGAAGAAGCACCTGCAGAAGAAGCACCTACAACTGGTGGTGGTTTAGAAGATGTAGCAGCTAATATGGAAGGAACAGAAGGCGAATTAATGGACCATTTAATGAGTGCATTTAAAATCGCTAAAGGAATGAACAATGAAAAACTTGAAACACAAGTAGGAAATACACTAAAATTTTTCGTTAGCGAATATATTGGTGGAGGTAATGAGTAAATAATTAAATCTATATAAAATAAAATCTATGAACACAACTGAAATTTTAAACGCAATTAAAGAAGCTGTAGCTATTTTAGAAACAGAACATGCTAAAACTTCTAAAGCTGCTCGTGGTAGAGCAAGAAGTGCTGCTAATACAATTAAAAAATTAGCCGCTGAATTTAAGAAAACTTCAACTGCAGAAGATAAAGCAGAATAAAAAATGCCTGAAAAAAGAGTTAAAAATAACCAATCTAAAAAACCCAACGGAAACCCAATAAAAGATTCCGTTGGATCTTTTAACTCTTTAAATGAATCATTCCGCCCTACTTCAGAACAAGCTAAAGAAATAATAGATAAATTTAAAGCTATTATTAATACTCGTTTAGATCAATTATACGATACTAGAGGGGCTGATGGAGAAATGTATGCTTATGGAATTGCTGTTAATCAAGTAAAGAAAAAAGCAGAACAACCTGAAGAAACACCTGCTGAAGAAGCATCAACTGAAGATACTATGGACAAAGATCAAAAATTAAAAGAAATGATTCAAGCGGCTTTATCTAAGCCATTATCTGAAAAGAAAGCTAAACCTGATTTTCTAGATATTGATAAAGATGGAGATAAAGAAGAGTCAATGAAAAAAGCTGCTCAAGATAAAAAGAAAATGCAGATGGAAGATCTTGATTTAGGTCATCAAGATGATGAACCTCATATGATCAAAGGTGAACTTTATAAAATTGCTCAAAATGCCCTTGCATTGTATAAAATGCTAAAACCATTTGACAAATCAGATCAAGAAGTTGATTTCCCAGCTTGGTGGCAATCTAAAATTACAAAGGCATGTACTATGTTAGGTAGTGCAAAAAATTACCTTGAATTTGAGTTAAAAGAACCTCAAATTGATGCTATGGTAAATATAGCAAGTGAAGAAGGAGCCATTGAAGAAATGTCTAAAAAACAAATCAAAAAACGTGGTGAAATATACGATACATTAAAAGATAAAGGTATGTCTGATGAAAAAGCAGGTAAAATTGCTACCTCACAGGCTATGAAGGCGAAAATTAAAGAAGCAGTTTTAGCTAAACTTAAATCTAAAAAATAATGACTCGTGATCAACTTAAAAATAGAATTAGAGGTTTAGTTAAACAAGTATACTCAACATATACTGTTACACAAGAAGAAGCAGCCCAATACGATGAATTGACTAAATTCCCAGAATTAAAATCAGTTATAATTGATTTGCTTACTAAGGGATACGATAATTTCTTGGAATCTATTGATTGGGTTGCTCCACGTCCTACTACATTTAGAATTAATTTAAAAAATGGGCAAAACTTTTATTTAATTTACGGTAAACGTAGTTGGATAGCCCAAATAGAAGGTAAAAAATATTACCTAAGAAATCTCCCAGAAGAAGAACGTGCAGCTGAATCAATAGCTCAAATTTTAAGATACGGAACTAAAGAAGAAGCCACAGGAACAGAACCAGGATTTGAACCACCAACAGAAGAAGCACCTGCAGAAACACCTGCTGAAACACCACCAACAGAAGAAACACCAAAATAAACAACTCTATACCATGAAAAACAAAGATTTAAAACAATTAATTAAAGAAGAAATTAAAAATATTCTTGAACTTGAAGGCACTCCTACTAAAAAAAACCCTGCTGAAGTTGCAAAATTAATCGGTTACCTTCAAGGACCAGGAAAAAATGCTTTATCTCAAATAAACAACCCTGCTGAATTAAAACAAGTTTTAGATGCTGTTTGGGGAGGGATGAGTCCGGCAATGCAAAAAAACAGTCTAGCCGTTTCTGTTAAAAAAATAGCTGATATGAAATTATAATGGATATTTTAGAACAATTTTTAAATAGCATAGCTTATAAGTTTCCTAAAGGATACCCTGATATGAAGGACCCTAAGGATGTCACATTGCTTCATAAATTATTAAGTGAAGTAGTTGATTTAGATGAACTTAAATTAACTAAACATTATGTTGATCGTAAATTTGAGAGGAAAAATATATTAGATATACCTAATTTAACTCAACAGATGGTTGGAGATAGAAATGTTCAAGAAACTAAAGAAACATTAATCAACCAAATAGAAGGTGAATTATTAAAACGTTTAGGATATCTAGAACATATAAAAACTATTCCTGCATCATTTAAAGAAGTTGTAGTATATAAAATATTAAAACCTGTATTATCATCTCAAGGAGAAAAATATGATTTACTTTTTACAACAGAATCTACTAAAAATGATATAATTAAATCCCACACAAACAAATACTATTACGCCTTAATAGGAGATGATAGTCTTATTACATTAATGGGAGGAACAGGGGATGACTCTGATATTGAAGAAAAATCTATTGAACACTTAAAAAATACTAAAAAACCTATTAAACCTATCAAAATACTTACTTTAGCTGATTTTGAATATGTGATACCATTAGATGAACCAACCCAAGAAAAAACATTAATTAACCCTGATACTCTCCCATATAAACTAAAAACCTCATACAGACCTGGTACCAGCTTCACTCATGATGATTATGGAACTGGAAATGTTGTAGCCGCAGCATCTTCAGGAACTAGATCTGGTGAACCTGATAGTAGAGGAATGGTTGAATGGGTTGAAGTAGATTTTGGTAAACCATATGTTTCTGGAGGACAACTTAAAAAAACTAGAACTATAAAAAATGTATATACTTTAATTTCCCCAGACCTGGATATTAGAGCAGCTGAGTAATATAAAATATTTGGTTATATAAAAAACCAATCTTATATTTAAGAAAACCTTAAAATAAATTTATGGAAGAAAATACAAAAGTTATATCATCCGAAATCACTAACCGTGTAGTTACAGTTGATGATCTTTTAAAAATATATGATATATCTTTAGAAAGTTGGGAAATTGAAAAACAAGTTCTTAATACATGGGAAGTAGGAGCAAAAGGTCCTGATAATAAAATAATTACAACACCTTTATTTCAAGTAAAAGTTTGGTTAAAAAATAAACAATCTGAAACTTTAAACAATATTCGAGAAGAATTCATTGAAGATATTAAAAAATTATCTCCTAAAGTTGAAAAAATAAATTATAAAACTAAAGTAGATAAAGAACCATTATTATTAGAACTTAATATTTTTGATTTACATTTAGGTAAAATAGCATGGTCTGAAGAAACCAATCATGATTATAATTTAGAAATAGCTAGTACTATATTTAATCAATGTGTTGGAGAATTTATTGATGAAACATCCAATAAAAATATTGAACGTATTGTTTTCCCTATAGGAAACGATTTCTTTAACTCAGATAGATCTCACCCATTTAATAGTACAACCAAAGGCACCCCCCAAGAAGAAGATGCTAGATGGCAAAAAACATTTAGATTAGGTAGACAATTATTAGTTGATGCTATAAATAAACTCCAACAAATTGCCCCAGTAGATGTTATTATGGTTCCTGGTAACCATGATTTTGAAAGAAATTTTTACTTAGGTGATTCATTAGAAAGTTGGTTTTACAACAATGAGAATGTAACTGTAGATAACTCCGCGAATCCTAGAAAATATTACAAATACGGCGAAGTATTAATTGGTTATACGCATGGTAATGAAGAGAAAGTAACTGATTTACCCTTAATTATGGCTAATGAAAAACCAACACCT